ACGAGCAAGACTTGGTTTCCGGGCAGCACTGCCAGACGACAAGAAGAAACGTAAGTGGAGAGAACCATTAACAAGATATGAACTGCACATTGTCACGTTCTTGAGGGAGCAAGGAGATATGAGTCTAGATGATCTGGCAGGTGCAATGGATGAAACTAAACGAGATATGATTACACAAATGCAACTCCTCATTGATCGTGACTATGTGAAGGTTGTGAGTGACCGAGGATATGCAAGATACAGAGCAAGGACAAAAGATGAAATACAAAACAATATTTGAAAGATGCCATAACATTATCCAAGACAGAGAAGATAGTTATGGTGATGCGCGACCTCTTCATCGATCAATAGCAAAGCGTTGGAGCTCTGTGCTTAATGGTAAGCTACGCGCTGATATTGATGAGGTTGATGTAGCTCGCCTGATGGGTGAACTTAAAGCTGCAAGGATGGATCACACTGGCTTTCATGAGGATAGTATCCTTGATCAGATCAACTACTTGGCGATTGCTTACAGACTGCAATCTGATGACGACTAAGTTAGGTTGATGCAATGAATTGTAGTAAACTCATAGATGATAGATCTCGCTTCTATCTACACTGCTTAACGCCTTCTTCCTCCCGGAATGGCGTTACCTCTGGCGCTTGTAGCGTTGCTTATTCCTCTCTTCCTGGGCACTTACAAGCGCCAGCTTTCCACCATAAAAACAAGGGGCGACATACATCACCCTCGCGCGGGCGCGCGCAAGAGGCATTGTTGAGGGGAATGCATTATGTTTTCTGATAATTTAGATTATGTTAATTATTTCGTCGATATGTTGATCAAATTAAAAGCAAATGTCGATATGCTGATTGGGTACAAGATGTTGTGCTTTGGGACTGCCAAAAGTGCCGGGAAATGCCGAAAAACCCCCCCGGGCCTCCAATGGGATGGGGGTAGTGCTTGTACTACATCTCACACAGTCTGCGTCTAATTTTGCCCCCTACCCAATGTTTGTTTTAAGTTAACCTTAAGGAGAAAAAAAATGGCAGGCAGACCAAAGAAAAGAAAAGCTTTAGCAGAGATAGATAAGCGAGGTGGTGAAGATTACCTCAAGCAGTATTTATTGTCTGGCGGCACTATTTTGAAGCTTGCTAGGGAGTTAGATTTAGATCGTGGATATTTGCATCAGTTGCTTACCAAGCATGAGACTTTTGGCAGGGCTATTGAGGCGGTGCGTGAGGACGCGGCAGATGCGCATGCAGAGATGGGCAATGAGGTAATGCGTAGGTTACGCGAGGAGCGCAAGAACGAGCGCAACAATGCAGACCCAGGTAGCAAGCAAGCAGAGATAAGTGCGTTAGATGTTTCTATTGCGCGCGAGGAAGTGGCGCAGCATCGGTTTATTGCGTCTGCTTGGAATCAGAAGCGTTATGGTGCTAGAGCCAATCAAACTTCAGTTACGTTAAATCTTGGTGACATGCATTTGGATGCGTTGCGCAAGACAAAGTTGGTTCACGACACGACTAAGGTTATTGATCATGAAGACTGAAAATTTTTTTGAAGAGTTTGTTGAGGTTTACCGTAATGATCCTGTGCGTTTTGTGCGTGAGATGTTGGGTGCAGAGCCATTTGATTATCAGTGTGAGTTTCTGGAGGCGTTAGCTAAAGGCACTCGGAAGATGAGTGTAAAATCTGGTCACGGAACTGGTAAGTCAACTACTGCGTCTTGGGCAATGCTTTGGTTTTTATTATTGCGTTATCCAAACAAGGTTGTTGTGACTGCGCCTACATCTAGCCAGTTGTTTGACGCCATGTTTGCTGAGTTAAAGCGTTGGATTAATGAGTTGCCCAAGGAGTTGCAGCAATTGTTGAATGTAAAATCTGACAGGGTAGAGCTTGTCAGTGCTCCCAGTGAGGCATTTATTTCGTGCCGCACGGCTCGCGCAGAGACCCCGGAGGCACTGGCCGGCGTACATAGTGATAACGTCTTGCTTATTGTGGATGAGGCCTCAGGCGTTCCGGAATCTGTTTTCGAGGCGGCGGCCGGCAGTATGAGCGGACACAATGCAACAACTTTGATGTTATCTAACCCCACCAGATCCAGTGGTACGTTTTTTGAGAGTCATAACCGTATGGCGGATAGTTGGTGGACAAGGACTTGGAGTTGCAAGGATAGTCCTCTTGTTTCTGATGAGTTTGTTGAAGAGATGTTGATGCGTTATGGCGAGCAATCAAATGCATTTTTGGTGCGCGTACTTGGGCTTTTTCCTTTATCCGACGACAATACAATTATTCCATTTCATTTAGTTGAGTCTGCGCAGCACAGAGATGTTGAGGTGTTTGAGGATTCCAAAATTGTATGGGGCTTGGATGTAGCGAGGTTTGGAAATGATGCGACTGCGTTATGTAAGCGCCAGGGCTCAGTGATAACAGAAGTTAGATCGTGGCGCGGTTTGGATTTAATGCAGACTTGTGGGCGTGTTGTGGCAGAATATAATGCTTTACCGCCTAGCAATAGGCCTTCTGAGCTTTTGGTGGATTCGATAGGGCTCGGCTCCGGGGTAGTTGATCGATTACGCGAGCTGGACTTGCCTGTAAGGGGCATAAACGTGGCAGAGAGCCCATCAATGGGTGATACTTACATGAATTTACGTTCTGAGCTTTGGTTTAAGGCAAAAGCGTTTCTTGAGGAGCGTGGATGCAAAATTCCTAAAGATGATCAGCTATTATCTGAGCTTACGTCTATTAGGTATAGTTTTACATCTTCTGGCAAGATGAAAGCAGAGAGCAAGGACGAGATGCGCAAGAGAGGCTTGGGGTCGCCGGATTTAGCCGATGCATTTTGCCTTACAATGGCCTCCAATGCAGCTACAGCGCAATCTGGCAGCTTTCAAAACTGGCGTGGTGAGTTGCGCAGAAATTTGCAAGGTATTGCATAGAATTTAGGCTCTATCCCCTGCCCTATGGTATGGTTTTTATAAATCATATGGAGGGTTTTAAATGCCACATGTAGGCGGAAAAAAATATTCTTATACCAAAAAAGGCATGGCTATGGCCAAGAAAGCTGCCAAAAAATCTGGCAAAAAAATGGTTAAGAAGAAGTAATGGCTAGTAAGCCCGGACTATATTCCAACATCCATGCTAAACGTCGTCGGATAAAGGCTGGAAGTGGTGAAGTGATGCGCAAGCCAGGAAGCAAGGATGCTCCTAGTGCAAAATCTTTTAAGCAAAGTGCCAAGACTGCAAAGAAGAGGCCAGTAAAGAAGAAAAAGAAATAATGCCTGTTAAACGCAAAAGAGGTCCTAATCTTTCTGTTGGGCGTGGTGAAAAATTACCTGCTTCTAAAGGCGCTGGGTTAACGGCTAAAGGCCGAGCAAAGTACAATAGGGCAACGGGGTCAAAGCTAAGAGCGCCTGCCCCAAACCCAAAATCAAAAGCTGCCAAGGGCAGAAAAAAAAGTTTCTGCGCGCGTTCAAGCGGGTGGACAGGTGAAAGAGGCAAGGCAGCGCGCAAGCGTTGGAAATGTTAGATGACTAATGTTTTTGATTTCATACGGGCAAGAGATCCAAGATACAGTAATCCATTGTTTAATTTTTTGAACGCTGGGCAAGACCGGCGACAAAATTTAAATAATTTTTTTGGTAACATTGGGGACACAATGAGCCAATTTGTTAGTCCCAGAGGCAGGGATCAAATACAGTCATTTGAGCAATTGCATAATATGGTTAGCCCAATTGTGGCTAGTGGCAATTCTATTCAGAATATGCAGCAAGGTAACTATGGCAGTGCGTTTATGGATGTTGCCGGTTTTGCTGTGCCAACTGCTATTGTGGCTAAGTATGGGGGCAAGACTGCGGTTGATGCTGCCAAATATTTATCAGAGACACTGGCGTTAAGCAGTGGCGGCATGAAGAACATTGGCGAAAATGTTTATGAGCAAGTCATTGGTAGAATGAACCAGCCAGGAGAAATGCCAGTTGTTGGCTCTAACTTTGGTAATGTTGGGCATAATGGTGGGCCTAAATT